GGTATTCCGCGAATCTCGATTTTTGAACCCTCATTGGTGTACCTAAAGAGGTACATAGTGTCCGCTCGCTCGCGTCTGCTCGCTCGCACCTGCGGTGGTCTTGTTTGTTATTGTATTTATAAAGAACAATATTACGTAATTAATTTTATACAAACCTATTGACATTAAAAAGTATAATGCTATAATGGGTATTTCGTTAATCTCGAAATTTGAATCATCATTGGCGTACCTAAAGTGGTACACTGTAATTAATATATTAACAAAGAACAGCGCATCACACATTAAAGTGATACGCCGTTCTTTCTATATTAAACTGTTGTAATATTAATTTTTCTCCAAATGCCGAAATTTTGCTGTGATGTGTAATCCCACACTCTGTAGTATATTTCACCACCATAGTAGATAGTTTGTTTTCTAAATCTGTTACTAGATTCACACACAACATTAACTAAACTAGCTGAAACAGGTGATGTTATAGGTCCAACACTAAAAAGCCCGTCTGATGGTAAATTATTAATATCATCAAATTTAATTGAAATATCTCCAACTATACTACCAATTTTAAATTCAAACCACTGGTTATCACCCTCGAATGTTGGCACTATATTACCGCTATTATCTAGACACCTAATATTTTCAACTGCAACTTTTAGTTTTGTGTTATTATCTACACCTAAACTTTTAACAGTTAGAATTGGACTACTAGACACACTACCAAAAATTGATGTATTAAGTAATTGTGCAATAGTGTCAATATATACAAATGAACTTTTTCCTTTAATACCTGTTTTGGTAGTATCAATATAAAGAGTACCAATATTACAAACATTAAAATTAATGCCAGATTGGTTACTTGTTTCTAACGTTACGCTATCATTATATAACGCGTCTTTATCAATCCACGTATGCAAAGTCTCACAGTTAAATAAAGTATCAACATATACACCAGTAATGCAGTTTTGAGCAACAATATTTTGATACACACTATCGCCACTATGAATTTTAAAACCGCACTTACTGTTAATATTAGCGTTCTTAATACCGTACGCAAAAACATTGAAAACATTTTCATCATTACCGCTTAGTATAGTGCCGTTATATACGCCAGTATCAATGAAGTTACTTACCCACACATTAATTAAGCATCTTCTACAATATCTAATATCTACACCATTAGTAGCTCTCTTATTGCAATCAACAAAAAGATTAACATTTAGTCCAATACAAAAATCTCTGTATTCACCGCCAATTCTAACAACATAGTCCACAGCACCTAAAGCTATTAATTTTGAGTTACTCGTCATTTCGGTATTACATTTAACGTTAACGCAAGATGTTACACCGTTAGCATCCGTATTTGACTTAGATACGCCATACCACTTACTCATAATAACTTTATAGCTGTTGCTAATAATAGGCTCAATATCACCAGGAACAGTTCTGTAAAAAATATCGTTACAATAATCATACATTCTGTTAATAGCTTTCGTATCGTCATGTACACCGTCACCATACGCACCAAATTTTTCTGGTGTCAATATTGGTTCTGTAATTAATAAACAAGCCACCTTGTCACCTAAGTCAATAATATCCATACCATTAGGAGTCATATTACCTTTATCAACTACAATATATGAAGCACCACCACCGTCATTTACACGGTTAAAACCTTTAGTACTAATAATGGTATTTTGTATTCTATTTTTTGCTACTAAAATATCATTGACAGTATCAAAGAAATAATCAGTATTTTTTAACTTTGTTGATACTCCATTCAGTTGAGCATTAAAATTACCCGTTAACACCCAATAATCAGTATTTGAAATATCAATATTAATAGGCACATTTTTTCGACTCGTGTAACTATCCCCTAAATAAGTAACAATAGTTAACGCTTCATACGTCTTTTCTTTAATCCATTCTGCACTTCCGTTAGGGTTTTCAAAAAATTTCGGCACGTATCTTGCTCCAATATACTGTCTTGTACTCATAAATTAAACCTCTCTTTCTAATAACTTAAAACTAATCTACCGTAATCATAACCACTAATTTCAATGTCTAGTTGTGTTGTATTAAACACAATATCTTTCCAGTTGCTTGGGATATAATACACAATGTAACCACTATCGCTTATTTCAAGAAAAATCATAGTAGCAATGTATTGTTTGATAATTTCTTCAGCATAGCTTGTATCAAAATTTTCAATCCATTTTTGTACAACTGACATTTCTTGTTTTAATTTGTCAATTTCATTCCCAAACACCTTATCTTGTTCAATTAGTTTGTTAACATAATCAACAACTTTACATAGAATTTCATAATAGCTTAAACTGTCATCATACACTAACGGTAGCACTTTAAAGCACCAAAATTTAAAAGTTTCTAACATATTTGACACCCACCTTTCATTACCATAAACCAAAAAATAGTTCTTCAAACTCGTCAATAACCATAATATCGATATTCAAAAATGTTTCTCTAAACTTTTTCAATAGACTACTAAAACTTTCTGTGCCTTGTTTTCCAACAAGTGATTCAAGATAATCCTCTGTTGTGTCAACATTATTTGCTGTCGCTTCTTTGCTAGTAGAATCACTAACATTTTTCTCTGTGGTGTTTGCATTTGATGTGTCACTCTCATTTATAGAATCAGTTATTTTTCTAGCATTTGTTAGGTACGTTTCATTTTCAACACCATTCAACCCTCCTTGTGGAGTATCACTATATAAATCTTTTTTATTTGCATCACTGGTTGTTGTTCTATTACTTGTGCCATTGCTTGTAACATTATTTACAATATTATTTGTGGCGCTTCTGTTACCGCTTGACGTTTCATTTTCTGTTCTTTTATGCTCTCTAGTTAAATTAACATCTTGCATAGGGTTAAACTCAATTTTAGCACTTTCATAAAGCTGATTGTAATAAGGCATGATTTCCTCAAGTTTTGTGTTCATCCACAGTTTCCATACACCAACAGTTTCAGAGCCAATCTCACGCAAATAGTAATGCTTTAAAATCTTCTTACATAAAACACTTCTGTATGTTTCATCAAAGAAAGCACAGTTAGTTGTAAAAATCTTGTTCCAGCTCTTTTCAAGCACTTCGTCCACGTTGTCACACCCTTTACTTTCAGCCAACCCGCTCTTGCTCTCACAGATAAAACGCACTTCTGTTGTGTATTTACTCATCTATATCACCGCCTATCGTACCATCACCACTTGGCATATTTAAGTCAATATCTTGATAATCTTTTCTGTAATCAACTTCAATATCTAACCCGAACATTTCATTGATTTTCTCAACAGCCTGTCTTCTGCATTCAAGTCTGCTATATCTTGAACTGATTGTACTGCCCTGTGAGCTTGACACCTCGTCTGTAATTAGTCTTTCTTGTTTGTTAATATTCAAGTTACTGATTCCAAGATATGTTAATGCCTCATTCCATATTTGATTCTTTAACTGATATAACTTATCTGCAACATAAGGAGCTTGTGTACTGATTGCCTTAATTCCATTTATATCAATATTATTGTCTGCAAAGATGAACGGTGTGTTACCGTCATACTGCATATACAGATTTTTCATTGTTAGTCTTTGTTTCTCATTACACTGAATCAGAATAGGTGTTTTCTGCGCTTTTGCATTGACATCAACACTTCTGTCTAAGTCCCATAGGCGTTTAGCGTATAACTGGATATCTGTGACACTGTTGGTTCTAAGATAATTATTCCATATGATAACACTGTCTTTATCATTTAGAACTTTTTGATAATTGTTATAACAGGAATAAGCACGCCTTGTAATAGGGTTGCCGTATACATCAAAATTACCTTGCTGAATACAGTCAAGACATAGCTCGCCTAGTACATCGTCTTTAAAGAATACAACGCTACCAGTTTCAAATAATCTTAACTCAATATAACGAGGGTCTACTGTACTTGGCAAATTTTTCCACTCAAACATAGACATTGACAACTCCATCAGCCGTCTTAAATATTGCATATACGTTAAAGTATTTGTAACCGCACTTTCTTCAAAGTTTGTTCTTTTTCTTCTACCCACTGGTTTCACCTCTCTTTATACTGGACTGTTATCTAATGAATAATTACCGATTTCATCACCATTTTTCCAAAACGTGATACCATTGTCATAAATACTGCACAGTTTTTTCGCGTCATCAGCAGGAACACTGCCTTTTAAACAACAACCAACAGTTTTGACATAGTTCCAATGCGGTCGACTGCTAAAGTTTGGGTGTTTAACTCTCTTAACGGCATAGCCATACATATTAAAATATTCGTCAATCATTTTAGCGTATTCACTTGTGATACTACATCTACCGCCGTAAAAATTCTTAGTACCGTTTGCTATTTCTACAGACCCACTAAAAACGTTTCCTCTAGTGATATCTGCTTTAATACTAGCTTGATATCCTTGCATCAATAAATTGCCTGCATGGTTCATGTTATTTGAAGCTTCAGGTAAAGGTATCATACCACCTAAACCTAACCCAAGACTTAAACCACCAGTAATTGCTGTTGATGTTATAGGTAAGCTGTTTTGTGCTAGCCACGCTCTAAAAGCGTCCGTACTCCAACTACATAAAGGGTAATCAGATAAAGTTAACATTTCTGTTGTTAATGGGACATCTTTACAACCCTTATAGTACATTGGTTTAATAGCAACTTGCACAGGATATGAAATAGGGACATCAATATTAAACTGCGGTAATAAATCGTCAAACAATTCATACCTATAAATAGCACTTTTATTTCCTGCATTTACACTGTAAAAGTTATATGGGTATGTGTACAATTTTTTACATTTTGGCTTGTAACCGTCTAACGTTAAATTTTCTGTTAATTTTGCTGCATTTACAACTGTATTGTAACACGACTGCGATTTAGTCACATTTACGCCCTCACCAGTAGGAATTGCACTGCCAACAGCTATAACAGGACACATATACATTGCAACCACAGCTTCAGGTTTCTGTGCATAATTATTTAAGAAATTTGTTATAGTTTCTGTATCGTTTGAATTAAAAGCGTGTAAACTACAACCACCGTAAATACCATCATACAAATTACCATTTGGTGAACCTGCTGTGTCGTTAACCATAATGATAACTGCTAAAGGTTTAATCGTTTGTAGCAGTGAACCAAAATCATTGAATACATATTCACCTGTATCAACGTTTTCAGGTTCGTAGTGTTCTCCTATTTGATCTGTAACAGGATGCTCACGCTCTACAAAACAAGCATCCACATTATGAACAAAAAACCATGTCTGCATTACATCAATTTCAAAAGTAACGTTTGTACAATTATCATTTACATATTCAATACCTGTAATAAAAGCATAAAACCATTTACTTCCATAGGCTGTGTTTCTAAACATCATATAATTACAATTATAAATGGCATCTGCTTTTACATCCAATGTCGCAACACCTTTATTAACTCTTAAATAGGATTGTTCGTTAAATTTTTTCGACACGTATTTCGAAAAGTAATTATATTGCGCTGTGTCTGTTTTGAAATAAATGGTGTGTTCATACGTGTTATCAAGCGGTATGCTATGTAATAACCATATATCTGAATTTGGATTGATATACATTTTTACTCCATTTCTAAAGACGGAATACTTCAAAAGAAGTACTCCGCTCTTTTTAATATTACACCTGTTTTGTCAGTTCAACAGTATCATCAACAGCTGTTGCGGCTGTCACATTTGTCTTAGTTGCCTTGTACTTAACACCATTGATTTCTGCTTCAAGTACAATCTCTGTAGCAATCTGTGATTTAGGAATCATAAGAACACCATATTTCTGCATTGCAATACCGACACTTGTCATTGCTTCTGTCTGGATGAAGTTTACATTCTGTGCTTCAAGTCCTGCACTCTCAAATTTCGGAGACAGTGCAAATACTGTTGCATAATCTGCTTCGTCCTTTGTGTCTACGTGTACTGTAATTGTAGCAGGTGCTTCAATACTTGCGTTACTTGTCACAAATACAACTGCGTTTGCGAACGGTGAACTTGAAATTGTTTTCCATGTGTGATAGAAGTAATTCCAGTACAGACCGCTTGCTACGTATTTTTCAGTGAACTTGTTGTTGTTGTCGTACACCTGAAACCAATTTTCATCACAGATAACAGCTTTTACATTTGCAAGCAAAGCAAGTTCTTCTGCTGTTACTTCTTCGATCCCTGTTGAGTTAGCTCTGATAACTTCAAATCTGTCATTGTCAAATTCTGTCCAATTATCAATGATATACAGTCTACCAATAAAGTCAGCTTTTTCCATGTTGAAAGCACTCGCTAATACGTTTACATCAAACTGCGCATTGAAAGTAGCATCCATGAAAATAACCTGCCTCTCTTTTGGTGTATTTGTTTTAACGCCTGCAATGTTATTATCTGCACTGATAAATGGGAGCAAGTTAGACGTCGCCCTAAACTGCACAGCACCCTCTTTCAGGTCTGTACCGTCACCGATAGATTTTGGTTTCATCTGTCCGTGTGCAATAGCTTTAATGAGCAGATACTTGAACATTAAGAATTCATCATACTCGGCTGCTGTATATACGCTGTCTACGATTTTAGCAATTAAAGATTGCACGCCATCCATAGAAAGAAAAGCCTGCTTTAAGTCTTCATCCTGAATTGTTACTGGATACATTACTCTCCAGTTCATCGTATGAAACGCTGAACGTACATCAGGAAATGTTCTTTTAAATTCCCTTGCGCTTGCTTTTTCTGCTGAGAATTCTACAACATTTGCAATAGATACGAAAATATCTTCTACTGTTTCACCGAATTCAAGATATCCTTTTTTGAGCCGGGAATAAGGGTTATTAAATGTAGCACTTTGCATACGTACTGTAGCAATACGATTAACGAGTGCGTTTAAAAACTGGTTAGCAAACGCAGGCGTACCATAAATAATTTCACCTACTTTTGGAATATCTTCTGCTGTTGATACCTCAGGTACACTCTGCTGATAGTCATATGTAGCGTTATTTCTAATAACATTCATGATATCAATGGTTGATGCATTAAGTGTACTTGTTGCAATTCTTCTTGCCATAATAAATTCTCCTTTACTTAAATAAATCTTCAAAAGTTTTCGGTTTCGTGCTTTCATCACCATTTGGTTCAGGTGTTGCTACTTGCGGTTCACCACTGAAAAATCTTTCTGTATATTTCTTTCTCCATTCTGCGTCATTATCTTTATAACGCTGTTTCCAGTCTTCGCCATCACCATTTGCCCTTGTTTCAAAGTCGGTTAGTGTGTCTGTAACGTCTTCCAAAAATGCGATCGTTTCATCATCCGTCTGTTCGCCGACTCTAGCACGTATAGACTCTAAAATTTCTTCTCTTGTTCTTACAGCCATAATCTTATTCCTTTCTAAAAGTTATAACGAATCATCATCCATATCGGCATGCTTTTCTTTCTTTTAGACGGTGTACCACCGCCACCACCGCCTGCACTATAAAAGCGGTACATTAACACAGCATTGTTAAGTGCCTGTGATTCTGATAGATAATACTTAGGTTCTGTTTCCCATGTTGTAATGCTTGAATCGTTTGCGTGTTGCTGAATATAATCATATGCTTTATATGCAAAATCAATTCTTTCTTGTAAGGCAGGAACTCCTGCACGTTCCCAACATGTCTCAAAAGCTTCAACCAACTGTGGGATATTCGTGATACTGCTAGTCAAGAACTCTTGCAAGGAAGTAATTCCTGCAAATTCACCTTGCCAGTCATTTTCTACAACTAAGTATTTCATTTGCCCAACAGGGTCTGTACGCTCATAGTCATTCGCTTCTAGCCATGTGTATAACGCTTCACGTCTTGAACCATCCCACTGAAAAATACCGAATGCTGTGCCACCTTGTTGACCTAATGTTGGGTTAATATGCGACTCCCTCCAAGCGTTTCCTGCTAGTGCCGATACTACATAAAGGCTTGCACCATATCCAGTTGCCCCACCATCACCATACCTGAATAACCTTGTAAAGCTACGTTGGTAGTTAACATTTCCACTTGTATTACCTATGCTTACTTGGTATTCTAATGGTGCATTGTCTGTATGTGCACCCATGAAAACACCCTTACCGTCACCGCCTAAATAACACATTTCTGTATGTCCGCTTGTCCATCCAATGTCACCAGGCTTATATTCGCCATGTGCGTCTACTTCTGTGAATCCTAGTTCTAATAAACAGTTAATCATTGAAGAGGTTGTAAAAGCGTTATGATTAGGTGCATAACTAGGTGTTTCAAAACCACCTGCAACGAGTGCATAATTGATGAATGAAGAACAGTCATAATATGTAATACCACCAACTGTCTGTCTATTTCTGTATGTTTGTGAATACCCCACGTTTGGTGCATTACAAGTTTGTATTGCCCATGAATAGGCTGTATCAATGCTTGGCATTTACTTTACACCTTTCTACGGTTTAATCAATTTTCCTTTTTTACCAAGTGAAACAAGCTTATCATTCTGTGGTGCTGACCCTTTATAGTTTGCAATACCGTTTTTACTTGCGATACGCTGGCGATACGCGTAACTGGAATCTACACCGATTGATTTCAGGCAATCTACAATGGAACAACTACTTGACTTGAACACTGGAAAATATGTTTCACGTGAAACATTCGGTGTTGGTTTCACAGTGGAAACATTTGTTTTACACCCAAGTGCTGATGCAATAGCCATAGCACATTTTGTTGAATCCCACTTGTTTACATCGTCTTTGTCATCAACGAAACAACATTCAATAAGAATGGCTTTTGCTTTTGTTTTTCTAAGAACATACAAGTCTTTTCGATATTTCACAGGAGAACCATGAAATCCAATACCAAGAGTATTGGCAATGTTCTCTGCAATCTTATATGCTGTACCATAGATTCTATCGTCATAACCATAGACTTCAACTCCACCGCATTTTCCGTCACCTACTCTGTCGTTTCTTGCACTGTTTAGGTGGATTGAAATATCTAAATCAACATTGTGCGCGTTGCACTTGGAAACAATAGACGATAAGTTAGCACCCTGTGTTGTGCTGTAATCGTCTGTACAATCATATACCGTATCACCGTTTGCTCTTAACAGTTCGATTAGTTTGTTTTTAACCTTTCTGTCCTCATCAACTTCGTCCAGTAAATCGCTAACGCCTCTGCATTTTAACGAATGCCCCCCGTGTACATTATACGTCGCCATCCTTATCACCGTCCAATCTGTCGCATAACTTCTGTAGAATAAGGGTGTTGTTGTTCAGCGCTTCTGTTACGCTGTTCATCTCTTCCTTGTGTGCATCTTTTTCTTTCAGCATATACCAAAACATAGCTCCGCACATTACAATAGGGAAACCAAGTGTTGAAATCGCTGTTGTTACTGCGTTCACATCCATTGCTTTTATCACTTCCTTTCTTATTTAATTATAACATATTAATACTAGTTTGTCAATAATAGACATTATGTCTATTAATAAACATGATGTAGATAATAGACACGGTGTCTATTAAAATACACGCTGTTTAATAATTGACAATTTGCCCTATTTATGCTATACTGTATAAGAGGTGATAAAATGAGTTATTATGATGGTACAAAACTATTAAGCCTGTTAGATCTTAGCAATAAAAGACCCGAAATTTATATGGTTACTAGTAACAGAACAGGTGGCAAAACTACTTATTTTGGTAAACTGGTAGTCAATAAATTTTTATCAAAAGGTGAAAAGTTTGGCTTGTTATATAGATATGACTATGAGCTTAGTGGTGTAGCAGAGAAATTTTTTAAAGATATCAAAGAATTATTTTTTCCTGAATACGAAATGACAAGCAAACCAATGATGCATGGAAAGTTTCACGAATTATTTTTGAATGAGGTTTCTTGCGGATATGCTATGGCACTTAATAATGCAGATGCTGTTAAGAAAAATTCACATATGTTTAGTGACATTAGTTGTATTATTTTTGATGAATTTCAAAGTGAGACAAACCGATATTGCTCAAATGAAGTGAAAAAATTTATTTCCATTCACACCTCTATTGCACGTGGTCAAGGAAAACAAGTCCGTTATGTGCCAGTTTACATGATGGCAAATCCTGTTTCATTAATTAATCCGTATTACACAGCCATGAAGATTTCAAACAGACTTAAATCTGATACTAAATTCTTAAGAGGTAACGGCTTCGTTCTTGAACAGGGGTATAATGAATCTGCAAGTAAAGCGCAGACAGAAAGTGGTTTTAATCGTGCATTTATCACAGATGACTATGTTGCTTATTCTGCACAAGCTACTTACTTAAATGACAGTAATGCATTTATTGAAAAGCCAGTAGGAGAATGTACTTATGTGGCAACACTTAGATATCTTGGTAGAGACTATGCTATTAAAGAGTATATGGACTTAGGTATTATTTATTGTGACGATAGAGCAGATAAGACATACCCATATAGAATAAGTATTACAACAGATGATCACAACATTAACTATGTTATGCTAAAGAGCAATGACTTGTTCTTATCTAATATGAGGTACTTCTTTGAACGTGGTTGTTTTCGATTTAAAGACTTACAATGCAAGGAAACCGTATTGCAAGCACTTAGTTATTAATGATATCACCTATCGCTAGAAAGCGAAAAACATAGAAGCAGGGCGCACGGGTGAAAGATACCGCTGTTTCTATGGTCGGGGTTGCTCCCTTACCGTAACAGGTTTTAGACCGTTTTCACCGATAGTCAATGATATAATAAAAGGTACTTTGCTTGTGCATTGTACCTTTTTTGTTTTTTATTTGTCTAACCTTAATTCAACTTCTTTATTCAGTTCTTTTTCTTTCTTAAATTTTCTGTATTTCTTTGCATCACGTGGCATATAAGGGTAAGTTGGTATATAACATTTGTACATATAAAACGGACAGTCGACACATCCTTGCGCACATCTACTTGTGCAAATATCAATCAGATCTTTCACCGTTGTTTTCATATAGTTCAACCTCCTCGTTTGTATATAATGCTTTCGCCAATTCGGGGGAATTGCCACACAAGCGGTAATAGTTTTCTAGTTCAAATGGGTAATACCCATCAATTTTAACGATACATTCACCTTTATTATATTTACATATAGCACAACAAGCGCCATTATCAATACAATTTTTTATAATGTCTTGCATTCTAACTTTCATTTTATTACCTCATTTCATAACTTGTATTAACGAGTAACACGCCACCCCTCATTCTTTTAGGCCGTAACTTATCGGGGACTTTCAAGCCTATCTTAAAATCTGATAAATCGCGTTTAATAGGTTCATCTCCTTTAAATAAGAACTGTTTTTCATCTTCTGTCCATTCTTTATGTGTTCCTGTTCTTGACTCTGTATAACCGTTTATATCTGCATTACCTTGCATAGATAAAACAAACAGGTTCTTACACTTGTTAGGCATCCCTGCGCACTTCACGTCATAGAACGGCTCGTCTATTGGTTCTCTGTTCTCGTGTGTTACGTGTTCAATGTATGTTTTCTGCCTCGTAAAAGTTGCAATATCCCAACACGACTCTAATGACCATGAGTTGAATTCTGTTGGGTGCTCTCTTATGCCTACTATTTCATCAGGTAGTAAATCACAATGTATAGAGTCGGTATCGGCATAAATGAAACCACGTTCATTTACACCATGATAATTCTTTTGGGCAGCTCGGATAGTGAACTCTCTTGCGTATGATGTAATCGCAGAACCACAAGGTATGTAACCCGCTTTCTTGTTGTTCTCTTCCTGTCGTATAAAACCCAGTGATTCATCATCTTTCACGTATGCTATCTTGAATGAACTATCTTTAGAGGACGCCTGTTTACCATAGAGATTATTAAGAAATAGCTTTGCAAGAGTGCGTTGTGCACCTTTGCTTCTTTTCTTAATCTCTGCGTACTTATTGATGTATTCGTCATAGATACCTTTCATAGCATAGAACCACACACCGTCTATGATTTCAAAATCATATAAGTCATAGTGCTCTAGCATCAAATAATAATCGGTGCATGTAACAACCATTTCTACGATAGCTTCATGTCTATTGTTTCCACTGTCATAGTAATACGGAAAATATTTATCGTATTTCTTACTATATACATCACTTGTTTCTAGCATCTCTGTACCACGATAGAGAGGTGAACCTTTTATCTGTATGAATGGCAAATAACCATGTTTCACGTGAAACCTTGTTCGAATACGCAAGAAAAAGTATCTTGGGTCACCCTGTGGACTTTTTTTTAACGCTTCTTCGTGAATAAAGTTTCCACTCCAATAGTGCGGTTTACCTACTGGATAAAAGTTACCACTATCAGAGTGCATCATGGATGGGTATAGACTATTAACATCTGCTGTTGTACCGTAATGGTATATTTTATTTTCTTTACCTCTTACAAGGTAACACCACCCGCCACGGTAAGACTTGCGGATGTAATCACCAAAGGTAGGGTATTTTGTTATTCCTGTTTCTATCTTATAAATGTCAGGAAATAATTGGGCGTAATCTATCTTGTCATAACTCTTTTTGAACTCTTCCAAACAGCATGAACCAATAGTGGATTTGTCATGCCCTTGTTCTAGCATGATTTCAAGTGCTTCTTTTACTACAAGAACGTCATTTGCAATATACTCTCGTTCCTTTTCAGTTATCTCACAACCTGCATATCTGTAACCAGTGTATTCCATATCTAGCTTTTTGTGCTTTGTTGCGAATGATTTTCCGATAACTTCAACAGAGAATGGTAACAGCTTCAAAGAGTCACGGAACTCCAGTAACTTATTGTTTGGAAGTTTCTGTGTGATAGAATACCACATTCCCTTATCGGAGATACTATAGCGTACTTCATTGGTTTGAATTTCCTTGTTCTTTTTCCATGAGTAAACACCATTATCATTGTTGAGTGCTTGTGGATATTTCTTCTGCGCTAGTAAATAGTCAAGAATGAATGCACCATCAAATTTTAGATTGTGGAAAAATGCTATAATGTTTGTATCTAACGCACGAAAGTAAGTAAACATATCTTCAATACGGTGTAGGATTGTAACGTTCTCTGTGAATAGCTCTACAATGGCAACCGCCCATACCTCTGTATGGTCTTGGTTGTCATACACTGTGGTTTCAAAGTCACACATGAACATTCTTGTTGCTCGTTTACTATTCATAAGTATTATCCTCGATATCCCATGAATATATAGATTCCTGTTCATTATTTAAAGAATCTCGTTCTACAACAGATAATGTTCTACCGCTAATAATTTCGCCAATAGCTTCAAGTGAAGAAGCAACGTTTACGCCTTTTGAATCTGTTAATATTACTTCCAAGTGCAACTTAATTGCATCCCAATTATTTGCAAGACGCTCCCCTACAGCTATTTCACCATCTTTATCTATGGCACTAAGATATAATTTTAATAAAGCAGACTGCGCTTCTTGTGCCATTTCTATATTGGCTCTTTTTCTTCTATTACCGTATATTGTTTCTGTTGGTACTGGACTAGTTATTCGTATTAAAAAATCATCAACAAAATGCTGATTTGAAATATCTCCTAACTGTGGCTGATTCAAATGATATTCGCCATCTAAACCGTGTGTAGTTGGCTGTTTATCAGTAGTCCAAAATTCTCTAGCGGATTTCTTATTTCTATTTCTTGTTTCAGCTGCGCGTTTTGCTCTTTCAGATGCTAGACTATGCTTCAATGCACCAACAGTTGATATTTCCCCTGTCTCTGTTGAATATGCTCCCTGTTTTGAAAGATTCTTAATATCTGCTTTTAACTGTCTTGTTATTCTTGCTAAGTCTCTTCCTTGGATGCCCCATTTACGCAACTTGGTTTCTGTTTGGTAGACGTTCGCACCAAGTAATTCAATATTCTGTTTTCTTAATGCTGATATTTTTCGCTGATATTGCTTATAGTATTGGCTATACTTTGATTTGCTATTTTTCAATTTTATCACACCTCTCACATTGTTTTAGATTAAAAAATAGGGTAGGCGTTCTGCCCACCCTTATATTTTAGGAAAGAAAAATTTTACGATAAAACTTTACTTATTTTAATGAATTTACGTCGAGACCACAATCAACAAATGGTCTTCCTGCTTTTGTTTCTCCGCTACGCTTTACGATTGCGTACGGTTTACCATGCATAAGTTCATGAATTGATTTCAATGAGCTCTTGAAAGTTTCGGACTGTGTTGAATATACTTTTCCATCAGCAGTAATGATAGAAAGTAAATCTGCTTCTGTTCCGTCTTTCTTTACATCCTTATATTCAAGATATGCGTCTACTGGAATTGAAGTACCGTCTGCTACATCTTTCATGGAAGTGATACCTGCATCCATTGTCATAAGATACTGTTCTACCTCTGTTAACTCTCTGCTTACATTTGTGATTGTAATTTTACTCATTGTTATTTTCTCCTTTTTTCTTTTACTTATTTTTCTACTTCGTCTGTATCTTCTTTTTTGTATCTTGGAGGTAATACCTCTGCCATTTCGATGAACTTCTGTTCATCCATTCCATACAGTAACTCAATAACTTCTGTTGAAACTACTGATACTGGTTTGAGTGTTGCTGTCTCTACTTCTTTAGTAACAGCTTTCATAAGTTTTTTCTCGTCAGAGTAAACTCCTGCAATTTCTACCTCATAGTTATCAACTTTAGCTGTTTCTGTGTCTACACACATAACTACTACTTTTGTTGAAGAAATTGTCCTTGTAACTTTTCTTGCTCTTGCCATTTTTCTTTTCACCTCTTTTCGTTTTTATTTGCGAATGTTAAATTTGACTTATTACGACTTTATAAAAAAGTCGAATCAGATAAAAGGAATCGAACCTTTACACGTTGCCACCGATTTTTTCGCCTGCCTGGGTGTCGGAATATCTGTTATTTTTGTGAGTGGACGGTGCTGTAAACACCGCCCGTGTAGGGTGTGGTATTTTTTTGCAAGTTGGATAATATTTATCTTCCTTACATTATTAAATATATCATATTACGATTGAAATGTCAAGTAGTTTTAATAATTTTTTACTAATTTTAATTTCTTTAAATCAGCTATTTTCCATGCCTGTTCATCTGTATATTTAACCATTGGTAAATCAATATTAAATTTAAACAGATCTATATCATCCGTACCAATCCAAATACCGCATTCTTTATATTTTTTCGGCTCTATAGCGTGTGCATATAAATCCCCATTTTCGTCTCTTGCTATATATTTAAATTTATCTTTAATAAAGCCGATAAAGAAAGCATCGTTAAATGATATTACAATTGGCTCTTTATATTCTTGATTAGACCAATTAACTAGTGCGTCAACACAGCTTAATTTCTCATCATAAAATAAACATTTATCGCAAGAAATCTTACAACAAGGTACAGGCGTATATGTTTCCTTATTAACGCCAATATCACCATAATCACAAACAATATCTACAATTTCATTCTTAAATTTTTCTTTATTTTTCATATTTCTATTCCCCTTATTTATAATAGTTCACGTAAAACAGTTTTTAACTGTGTAAAAATAAATGCTATTACTAATTTACGATATTGGAACTAAGATTCCTATTGATAATCCAATCAAGTAAAATGTGCCGTATATCACTACTGTTAATGCTATTATTAAAATAATTGACTCTATTGCGTTTTTTATTTTTCTTTTAATTTTTCTAATACCCATGTACTCATCTCCTTTATTAATGCTTTACTAATCGGAACGTCTATACGCTGATCATTTGTTATATATGCAATGTAATATTTTCCGTTATCGTATACGCGTTCTTTTAACTTGTAAATGAAAGCATAATGCAAGTTATTTATGTAGGTTGTGTTGCACAATGACAAGGCTGTTCCATTTTCCTCTCTCATTATGTCTTTCATGTGTTCGTATTCTTCTACGGTTTTTGGTGTTACTAAATTTGGATGCTCGTAAAGTGTCTCACAAAAGTGATCTTGGAAACTCTTGCGAACTTGTGCATGGGTTATCCATTCTGGCATGTCTCACCACTCCCTCCTATTTCGTTGTATCTTCTAAGTGATTTATATAGTTCACAAAAAGCTTTATCAAATACGGAGTTTGTCCCATAGTCAACATGATTGAACAGAATATCTTCTGCTTCTTTTAACACTTCTAGTTCTGATTGCGTTAATGGATTCATAATATTTCTCCTTTCTTAATTAGAAATAAAATACATCATCCTCAACAGCGATATAATTATCACCAAAACACATTTCAATGTTGTATTCTATAGCAATATCTTCTGCCTCTCTAATATTATCAGCTTCTACCATATCCCAAACCTTTTTAATTGCTTCTGCTCTATTCATGTTTTTTACCACCTTTCCTTTACTGTAATTATATTATAGCATTGTACCTTTTAATTGTCAATAGGTTTGTACAAATTAATTACATAATATTGTACTTTATAAATACATTACAGGTATTCCGCTTTAGGTGCACCAATGGGGGTTCAAAAATCGAGATTCGCGGAATACC